TTAGCCATATCGCACCCACGAACGTCTACATCTGCATCTGCATCAAGCTCGGACTTGAGAAGAATGATGTCAATATCATCCTCCGCCATGTTTAAGCCTGAAAGAGCCTTTGTGAGGTACTGCTTGTTCGTCATCTTGATTGATAGTGGATGATGTGGCGGGGAGAGGGCTTGCACCCCCTCCGCACCACTCAACTTTTAGTTCTTATTCCAAGCCGTGGCGGACACCTGCATAAGCACCGAACGACCTGCGAGATTCCACGCGGGGAACACGTTAGAAATACCCTCTGTGACCTCCTTAACGGGGCTTTCCGTAGAGTACTTCTTAATCAGCGTGTGACCGTGCATGACCTTCTCTGCAACGCTGCCGGCAATCTTGTTGGCGTCGATAGGACGCTTCCAATAGGTTGTGCCGAGTACCTTGCTTTCCGAGAAGAGGATAACATCATCTTCAAAAGGATTGCTGGTGGTACGGTCGCCATCAGCCGTCTCAATGGTGATGTCCTGGTCGATGACGATAATCTGAAGCCCCTTGAACTGCTCCTTCTTCTTAGCGAGGTAAGCATTGACCGTTTGCAGGTCAGGTGCATCAGCTGCACCCGTCATGTTCTCGACAAGCGTAGCGCACTTCTTGATAACCTCTTCCTGCGACGCGAACTTGACAAACGTGTCGGGGTTCATAAACATGAACTTGTAGTTAGCGCCGATGCTCTTGCCAATTTTCAGAGCCTTGGGGATGTCCACGGAAAGAGGCTTACCAGCAGAGCCAGCAGTGTAAGAGGTGGCGACGCCAATCTTCTGACCGCTTGGAATGCTGTAGTCCACATTGTACTCCGTGGCAATAGCCGCGTTGTTTGAATTGGTGAACGTGACCTTACCAAGCGAGATTTGGCGAAGAGCCACCCACTCAACGCGGTTGGCGACAGCGTCCCAGCAATACTTGGTGTCCTCTGCCCAAAAGTCAATCAGGGCTTTCAGGTCAGGATTGTTGGTGGCACGAAGCACAAGGATTTCATACTCCGTAAGCTCCTCCTCATCCTTGTCTCGTGAGATAGCAATCTTAGGGATGTCACCCTGAATGCGCGCAAGAGCCTCACGCGTCTTCTTGGGGATTGTCGCACCTCGTGAAACAAGGTCAGCGGCAATCTTTAAGCCTGCCTGCGCCTCAACCATCTTCCAATCCAGGCGCCCCGTCTCCTTGATAGGGAAGAGCGTTGGATAGTAGTAATCCTTGAGGTCGTATGTGTGAATTACTGCTTGGAGATTACTCTCGTCAAGCCCGAACATTCGTGATTTCAGCATATTTGACTACTTTTTGAAGTTACACGTAAGCCACGCACTTGAGTGCGGACTTGATAGCGTCATTCGCTGCTGGTGCATTGGCTTCGCGGACTACCGCAACGACCCATGCGGACACAAAGAGGTTGTCCCCAGGATTCACCTCCTCATCAGCTCCGGCAACAGCAATAGGCGTCACTTTCAGCTTGGTGTCTGCACCCTTGCTTTCAAAGGCACAAGTGCCAGCGGCTACCACCTTGCCAAGCGAGGTCTTGACCGTGATGATGTCCTTAGCGGCATCAGTGCGGTCAATAGACGCGATTTCCTGACCGTTGCAGTCAGCAGTGGCAAAGCGGTCGCCCACCTTGAAGTGGTGACCCTTGGCAACTTCGTAGGTCGTTGCCGATGCTTCTGCCTTGGTCAGCACCTTTGCCGTCTTACACACCTCGTACAGGTCGCCAGCACCCTTGCCAAGGGGTGTCCCCTCATACAGGACACTGCCACCAAGGTTGGCGACAGCCACACCGACACCACCAGGGATGTCGGCAACACGATGAAGCAGGCACTTAACCGTGCGCTGCTCTCGGCTTCTCTTAATCGTTAATCCCATCTTTACGATTTTCGTTAAAGTTCCTTGCCCGTGAGTGCGCCAGCATCGGACTTACTTGCAACATAGTCGGCGACAGCCTTTGATACACCACCTTCGGTCTTCTGACCGAACTGCGGCGCGCCCGCTCCACCCGACATAGCTGCATCTGACACACTTTGGTTGGTGGTCTTGATGTCTGCTACCTTTTCAGTCAAGTATTCATTGAACGCTGCATCATCGCTGAAGCTCATGCGCCCAAAGTCCTTCAACGTTTGAGACTTGAACGTTTCATCCTTGCACTTGGCAAGCGCGTCATTCAGCGCCTGAAGCCTTGACTTTCCAATTTCGCCCTGCTTGTACTTCGCAAGCTCATCTTGCAGTGGTTGCACAGCGCTTGCCACAGCCATCTTGATAGCTTCTGCGAGGTCTGTTGGTGCTGGTTGCTCCTCATTGCCCTTGGGCTTGTTTGCTTCTGCTTCCAGCTTCTTGCGTAGAGATGATTCAATGCTCTTTCCAGCATTGGACACCTCGGCATCTACCACCTTGCGATACTCCTTGATGAAATCAGTCACCTGCGCTTCGGTCACTTTCTCAACAAGGGCTTTCGCTTCATCTTCGTTGGAGCATTGTAGCGCCATAACGCGCGCCAGCTGCGCCAATCCGTCCTTTCGCACGCCTTGGAATTTTGCACCAAGTAGTGCAAGAATCTGTTCAAAGTTCATTCTTGAAATGGTTTGTATTACAAATCACTACAAAGATAAGCTGTTTTATAGTAATACACACTTATAGACCAGCTCTTTTGTAGTTAAGTTACACACCACCACCAATTGACCACCACGATGACACCTTATGCAATTGCATTGCACTTGTAATGCAATTGCATTGCAAGGTTACAGCAGGTGCAATGCTCAACCATTTCCATAGCGGAAAAAGTTGCCCAAAATGGCACAAAAACATGCACCTGGATGACCACAAAATAGGCGCGGTGCGTCTTAAAGTCGCCAAAAACGCATACTGATTATCAAGCACTTAATGCAAATGTTATGCAATTGCATAGCTTTTGCAGTGCATTTGGTATCCAAAGAAAAGAAAAGGAAAGGAAAGTATATATACACATATATCCTCACTAACGTTCGTCTATATGTGTTAGGGCGAAATCTCCGATTTGCGCCACACACACCTGGATTGCATTGAGGTTTAAGAGCAGTTGTGCGCGGTGCGCACCTGGATTCTTTTGCCGACTTTTGCAGGTAGTAAACAACCAACAACACAGAGAAACGATGAAGAAACAATTACTCATGCTTGTAGCCCTCCTTGGGATGGCTTGCGCATTCTCGGGATGCTCGAAAAACGATGAACCAACATCTGTATATACAGAACGGCAACAAAAGGTGTTCGCACTGTTCAGTGGAACTTGGGCTGATTATCAGTTCAGCAAGTTGGGCGGTGGAGTTTTTGAGCCTGATTACATCGTGTTTGGGCAACACTTCTCAAAGCCTATCAAGAAGACCGAAAAGAGCTATATGGATGGTGAAGTTGAATTGTACGAAGCACAAGGTGAGTGCGTTTATAGAGATTACAACCACTCTTCAAAATCGTACGACGAGACACCTTGCTACTACTATGTGAATGGTCGGGCTGATTACTTAGCCTTGTACGAGAAAGCAACCAACAAACGCTTCAAGGGGTTTGATATGCATGTGAATAGCGAAACAAGCATTAGACTTCACGACAAGAACCTATCATTACCATACGTTTTCCAGAAGCAGTGATAATTTAGGAAAATCCCCTTGCGTATTCAAAAAGAATGCCTACATTTGCAGTGTTAGAACTTTCCGAGGGCGAAGTATAAAAGCTCTCAACCACCATTGAGGGCTATTTTTATAGCCGCCCAAAAGACATAAGGCATTTGGTGTCCACACCCCTGTGTGTTAGCTGTAATGGCGCACAAACTCCTCTCGGAAGTTCTAACAGCAGGAAAGGTGGACACCCCTCTTTTTTTCGTAGCTATGTTAGGTACTCCGAACGTCCTAAAACAGACAGAATTGCTTGGACAACAATTCGCGGTGTATGGCACACCACAAGCTCCACTATTTAAGGCGAAAGAGGTTGCCGCGCTTCTTGGGCTTACGAACCATCGGGAGTTTGTAAATCGCGTTGACGAAGAAGAACGGTGTAAGTTGAACTTACCCCCACAGGGCGAAACGTGGATGCTCACAGAAAATGGGCTGTATGAAGTCCTGATGCAGAGCCGTAAGCCAATCGCAAAGAGCTTCAAGAAGGGTGTGAAGTCTATCTTGAAAGAGATACGCACAAATGGCGGTTACATCGCCACACAGCCCGAAGATACACCCGAGCTTATCATGGCACGCGCCTTGATGGTGGCACAATCCACCATTGAGAAGAACCAGCGGCAGCTGCAAGCGGCGCAAGCGGTCATAACGCACCAAAGTGAGCAGCTGAAAGAGCAAGCGCCCAAGGTGGAATACACCGACAGCGTGCTTAACGCCTCAACCACCTACACATCTACACAGATGGCAAAGGAATTGGACTTGCGCACCGCCGAACAGCTGCACGCGCTCTTGAAGTCCTGGGGCGTAATGATACGGCAGAGCGGGCAATGGATGCTTTCAGCGAAGTATTGCGGGCAAAGCTACACCAAGACCAGGACGCACCCATACACCAAGAAAGACGGCACGCAAGGCACGAACAGCATAACCGTGTGGACAGAGCGCGGCAGATGGTTCTTGCACAACCTCATGCAACAGAAAGGAGGTGTTGCGTAATGGAATCAATGATAGCCCAAATCAAGGGGACAACAATCAGTGATGCAACAGCGCGCCTTATCGCCTGCCAACGCTTCACAGATGACGTTTATGAAAACATCATGCACGCACTTTCTGACATGTACGGAGAGTATGTGGGCGAAGAAATCATGGAGAAGAAATGCTTGCGCCTATTCAACGAAGTTGAGGGGGTCATCCGTGAACTCATTGCAGAATCAATAGCCCACAACGTCGGTAAGAGCAAGCTAAGCGAGCTGTAAGTCTTATTCTCTATGAAGAGAAGTAACAAGAGCAACTAAAAAGACATCCCCTTGGCGGTGCTATTTCACGCACTTAGCCAAGGGGAATACCTTTTGCGTGTAACTTTGTACACTCAAATGTTAAAATGATATGAATCCATTTGAAAAGACCCAGGAAGAGGGGCTACCCATCTACAAGCAAAACGAATCCGACACCATTTGGTGGGTAGAAAATGACACCATCGGGGAGCGCCTATTTACATTTGACGGCATCAAGGTGTACAACCTCTTTGCAGACTACCCACACAAGCTGACAAAGGAAGAGCGTGCTATATTTGACAAGGAAAATCCATATTGGGCGGACTTCTTCAAGGATAGGGGGTAACTCCTGCTATTTCCTTGTACCCTTTTCGCCCTTCTTCTGTTTATCCTCATTGGTGTTGATGTAGCCAAGAAGCTCCGAGAAGCCACTACTGCCTTTCAGCTGCTCAACGCTAACAAGGTATGACGTGGACTGCACTTTGCGACCGCGTGACGACCTGGATTGCCTTGCGCCAAATCGCCATTTTAGCTCATTCTTGTCAAGCTCCTTGAAGCCATTGCTCTTTGCTGATTGCAGTTCAAGGTACTCACGCCCTGTCGCGGTCTTTCGCACAATAGCTGCGTGACCCGCGCAAGCAAAGTAGTATTCCTTTCCTATCTCCATGCTGTCAAGCAACTCATCAGCAGCTTTGAAGTCGTTTGTGTGGGTGATTGTAGTACCTCCAGCGGCGTCCACTACCTTGCCAATAGTGCCACGTGAGCTGAAATGCTCGCGGCTCTTCCCGTCCCTGAAATCAAGCACATCAAGACCCGACTTGTTACCTGCGTAGGTAAGTGCAAGCGAAGAGCAAGACCCCTTTGTAAGGTCGCCGCCACCAACACGTGAAATGATTTCATCTTCGCTTAGCTTCTTGTCGAGTGCCTTTACCTCCTTGTACTCAACACCAGCGTCTGAAAGACTTTTAACCAGCGCACCAAACGCACCCTTTGACTTGGATTGCTCAACCTTTTCTTTCAGCTGATTCAATCGGTAGTTGTAGGCGGTCTTATTCATCCTCCACTTAGCCTTGTTCGCAAGGGCGGTCACGTCTGCACGCACAGCACTGACATCAACACCAGCGGCAACGGCTTCGCTCATGACCTTGTCAGCTTCGCCCATGTAAGCCGTATACTCTCCAATCAGCATAGAGACCTCCCCGTTAAGCGAGGCAATCGCACTCTTGACGGCTTCCACGTTGCGCACCTGGATAGCCACGTCAATAGATGTGGCTTGAATGCCCCATTCAGCAGCCAATGCACGCGCCTTGGCTATACTTGCCTGCATTGATTCAAGAGCCATCGTGAACGGGTCTTGCTTCGTCTGCGCCCCTGGTGCATCATCAATCAGCTCAACTTCAACGCAAATCTGCCCGTCAAGCTCCTTGATGCCAACCACCTTGTAGCGCTGACCTCGCCTTAGCAGTATCTCCTTTTGGGCTTGGCTCTGCTCTACCTCGGCGTTGTGTGCAAGGGTGTACTTCTCCACATCCACACCCCTTGTGTTGGCGGTGGTGCGTATCTTCATCAAGACGGGGGTGCGTGAACCGGAATAATCACCCCACTCCGCTGCCACGTCCTTGCTCTTTGTCGTGGACATAAAGCCCTTTTCGGTTATCTCCTTCCCGACAACATCAACGAAGCGTTGTGTCCTCTCCACGACGAACTTTGTATTGTCACCATAGAGAAGACGCCCAACAAGGTCTTCAAACTCGCCGTCCGTCATGTCTCCGAAGATAGCGCGGGCATCCACCGAACGCCACAACGTGCGCTCACCGACCTTGGCAAGCTTCGTCACGGCGGTCAGCTCGTCAAGCATCTGTTGCTCCTCTCTGCTCAACTCGCCGAAGTCGCCCCTGCCACGCAAATAGTTGTTCAACCACATGGCGTCACCACTGATATACGCGTCCAGGGCTTCATTGCGCTTGCTGTAATCAAACGAATTGTTCTGATTGGATACTTCTACCTTTGCGGGCGCAATCGTGTCATGTGCGTGCTTAAAATCACTTGGCGTGAACTTCACGCCTTTGGAAAGCAGACCATCAATGAAGTTGTCCTTGATGAAATAGGGCGTCGATGCCCAATTAGCCTGCTTCGTCTCGTTCTCCGCCACCCAATCTTTGAAGCCGTCGGGAAGCTCTGTGACCTCGTTTTTGGCTGATAACTTGCGGTACTCTGTTCCTTTCAGCGCGCTCTTGAGGTCGGACAACTCTTGCTTGTCAAAGTCGTCTTCATCCATAAGGATAGCCGTGGCGTAGCAAAGGCACTGCGGATGCCACCCTTTGAACTTGAAGTACTTTGGGTACTTGCCCACAAGACGCTCACAAAGGTCACACTTGCACTTAGGCTCGTGGTTAGAGCGGTGGACTTCAAAGCCAACGACAAAGTCAAGCTGTTGCCATCGTAGGTGGTCGGCTTCGCGGTACGCCATGTTAATCTCTGAGCGCGTCAGTCTCATAGCATTCTTGTAGCTACTTCGGTACACGCCTTGCCCAGGGTGGAAAGCCTTCGCCGCCTTAGACAACTGCAAATTCCCGCGCTTGTCACGCACACGGCGGAACAGGCGGTTGGGGTCTTGCAAATTCTGTCGCAAATCACGTGATAACTGCGCCGCGCTCCGACCTTCTCCAAGACCCACATCAAGACCAAGCTCAATCTGCGCTTTGTACTGCTCCGTGTACTTCCAAACGCGGTCGGCAAGGCTCATGCCCCCCACCTTGCGAGCTTGGAACGACTGCAAAGCGTCCAAGTTGCGGTCTTGCATCTTCTGCAACCGCCCCTTGGTTAGCTTCGTAGTGTCAATGATAGACGCGATAAACTCGTCATTCTTGTGGCAAGCGAAGAGCCATTGACGGCGTGACCCTGTTTCAATGACCGCCTGCATCTGACTTGCAAGCCCCTTGACGACCTTTTGCAGTTGCGCCTTGGCTTTTGGGTAGTCGTCAAAGTCAAACGGCTTGTCGGGGTTGTAGTTCTCCTTGTGGGCGACCTCCGCAATGTCACTCGTTGCCTTGTCAAACAGGGCGTTCACGGCTCGTGTATATGCTGTTGTCGTCTTGTAGTGCGCCGCGTCAAAGCCCTGGAACGAAAACGCCTTTGCCTTCTGTCTTTTAGCCATTGTTCCTTAGTGTGAAATGCTCACATTGGGGGTCTTTGAGGAATTTGATAAACCGCCCATCATGATGATACTTGCACCGGCACATGAAAAGCTCCCCTTGCCAATTCTTCTCTTGCCAATCATACGAATGCTGGCAATCTCTGCACCTGTATTGCGGTGCTTCGGCTGACCTTGCCACCCTCTTTGCCATTATGCGTCGATTACAGGCTCTCCGATGACAAACGAATTGTCTGCACTCGCCTCATCTTGTATCTGCTCAAAGTCCTTTTCAGGGTCTTGTGTCAGATTTGCGCCCATCACACTTGCCTTTTGCGATACAAGGGGCTTGTTGCCGTTCGCTGAAAGCCACATATTTATCTCGTCAATCTCGTTGGTCAGCGTGTATGGCGTGATTTCAGGCTCTATTTCAAGAGCGTCTGCATCATTCTCCAGGGTCGTGTTGAATTGCCCAACAAACGCCTTAATGACATTCACACGGCGTTGCAGATACTCGTCAAACACCTCCTTTTTGTCCTGCACTTTGAGGTGGGCATCCATAAAGAGGAGCTTCAATGCCGTGCCACTGATTGCGCCAATGCCCTTGACGCTCTCAAAGCTGACATCGGGGGTCTGCGAGATGGTGTAAATCAGGCGCAAGAGCGTCTCAATCTCCAGCTTCACACTCTCCGGTGCATTCTGCCACGATACGTAGTTCATGGTAGCGCCCTCCTCGCCCTCGATGACCGCACCGGCTTCGCCCTTCTTGCTCCAGCCGTTAATTTGACCGGTAACGAAAATCTTAGGGCTGGCGTGGTAGTCGTTGGTGTCCGCGAAGTTTGATAGCAACTTCTCCAGGCGGTCAATCAAGCTGTCCACATCCTGCGTCTCAAAGTGGTCTTGATACCCATACACAATGGGGAGCTTGCCAATGGCAACGCGCTTGGGATAGCCCTCTACCACCTCATAGCCTCCTGACCCATTGACCCACAACCAATGCTCATCTTCGGTGTACGTCTCGAAGTAGTCAAAGCGCTGCTTGTCTGACCCCACGTGGGTGTAAGCGCGCGAAAAGGCGATAAGGTCGCCCGTGGGGTCAAAGTATGGGTACAGCGTGTCGCCAAACATGGGCGAAAACAGCGCACATCGTAGCTTGAACTTCGTTGGGAAGCCGTAGGACTGATGCGCTTTTGGCTTTTCCTGCGCGTACCAAAGCTCCGCAACCTCCTTAAAGCCATAGACGCTGCGTGCAACCTTTCGGTTGAGGGACGTTGTCTTGTTATCATACAGAATGCGTGTGACGGCTTTAAGTACCGCCTCCTGCCCCTCGCCTTCGGGCGTTGCGTTGTAGGCAACAGGATTGCCGAAGGTGAACGACACCGCGCGGTTGATGATTAGCTTCTGCAACGCCACTGCCACGCGTGCGACCTTCTCAATGCGGGTATAACCACCATCTGCCCCTGCGTCGATTACCTTGTCACCTGCATTGCCTGGATTGTCCACGCGCACCGTCTTGTCAGGGCGCAAGAATTGATTGTTGATGTCGTGCAGCTTCGGGTCAATGGCTTTGCGTGCCTGCTCTGCATCAGGCTGAGCCGTGGTGCGCTTGCTTTTTAGCTCGCTGATAATCTCGTTGGTTGTCTTACCAGCAAATAACTCCTCTAATGGCATATCTCGCTCTGTTTTATAGTGACATATCTATCTGCCAAACAATCCAGCGACATTGTCTGTCGTCTGCTTGGCTTTTCGCTTCTCAATCGTTCCCGTAAGGGCATCGGGTGCGTCATCGTGGGGGTTCTTCCCGACCTTCATGTAGCCGTTGATGGCTGATGCAAATTCGGGGAAGAGCTTAGTCCACCCCAGGGGCATGAATGTGAGGTTTTGCACCGCGGCTGAATTGACATTGATACGCACCTCCTTGTTGTCTTTCTGATGAAACCACTTGAACTTGGTCTTGGCGTTACCGAGTAGCCTGCACTGACGCTCCACCGAGCGCTGGAATCCACGACCGCCGTTGTTACTTTCAACCACACACTCCTGCACAAGGTGCTTTGTCAGCGTGCTTGCAAGTGTCGGCTCCGTGTATTCCATTGGCTTTTGGGTGTACAGCACATCCACAAGGTAGTTGCCAATCTCCGTCTCGTCATAGATGATGGCGCAAAGGTAGTCGGCACCCGTGTCTGCTGTGTCCACATACGCCTTGCGAATGCAATACTTCGTGGCGGGGCGTATGTTGTACTCCGTAAATCCTGTGTCGTACATCAGACCTTCGCTTGGCTTGGGGTCTTGCTGGTACAAGCTGTCAAACACATGGGGGTTGCGCTTTCTGATGGCTTCCAGCTTCTCAAGGTTGTGGCGCTCTTCCCACAACGCCTCTCCTTCTTGTCGGGGGTCGTATTCCGTGGGCGCGCCCTGCTTGATAGCTTGGTAGATGACCACTACCCAGCCGTTGGGATTGTCCGTTGGGTGGTACTCTCCCTGCTGTCGTAGCAGCGTGCCTGCAAGGTCATCTTCATGCCAGCGGGTGAAGACTATAAGCTGTTGCGAGTTGTTATGCAGGCGCGTTTCTGCAACGGTATCATACCAATCCGAAACACCCTCACGCACCGTGGATGACCACGCTGTTTTTGCATCCTTGTAGATGTCGTCCATTATAAGCACATCCACAGGCTCACCAGTGAGCGCACCACCCACACCAACGGTCTTGAAGCCCCCCAAATGCCCGACAATCTCACACTCATCAGCGTTGCGAAGCCAAGGGCCTGCTACCGTGGTCACGTTGCTTGAATTGAGGTGCGTATCGGGGAATATCTCTTGATATTCGGGCGTGTCGATGATACGCTGTATCTCGCGGTTGAACTTGCGCGCCTTTGGGGCGTTGTAGCTCACAATGGCAATGCGCGTGTCAGGACGCTCACCAAGGATAAAAGAGGGCAAACGGCGGGTGCTTCCCTCGCTCTTCCCGTGCTGCGGCGGCATAAACACCATCAGCTTCTTAATCTCTTTGTGTGCGAACTTGGTAAGCACGCCATAATACCTCCTATGGAAGTCAGCAGGGTCAAAGGTGGGCATCGTGGAGAGAGTAAAGCGCAAAAGGTCAGTGCGCGAATCGCGCACCAACCTCTCCTTCAATGCAAGCATGTATTTCACTCTCTCGTCTCGGCTCATGACCGCTTAAACAAATACTGCAAAAATGCGTAGTGTCTTCGCCACTCTGTGTAGCCTGGCGTGTACTGATTGATGTACGCTTCCCTCTCAAAACTTATGTTGAAATACGCCCTGGTGACGTTTCCGCAAGCTATCCAGCGCACCAGCCACTCCAAAGCGTAGAGCAGGTAGAATGGTAGATACCCAAGCTCCTGCATCTGCTTGGTGTGGATAGTCTCGTGGCGAATCATCACCTGCCACGCTGCTTCGCTTTCAAACACGCGGTCTTTTCGCACGAACAGCACGCCAAACAGGTTGAGTGCCTCAAAGCCCTTGAAAGGTATGATGTTGCTTCGTACTATCTTCATCGCTCTACTCCTTTAACTTGCTTTCTAACTTCTCAATCTCCTTGTCCAGCTCATCATCTGACATGCTCTTAAACAGCTCCTTGCCATCCTTGCCGACAACCTCCATGGTCTGACGATTTCGCCACCTTGTGGGGTCTCCGTTGGCAAGAGTGAAGATGATTGCGGCGGTGTCGGGCTGGATATGCTTCTTGGTCGTCGTCTGCTCCTTGATGGTGGGCTTCTTCTCATCCCCCTTCGTTGGCACGGTCACGACCTTTGTCTCCATCACATCGTAGCCCTGTATCTTTTTCAGTAGTGACTTCCTCGCCTCCAGGACAAAGTACTGCATACGTGCCTCGTGGGCTTCGTCAATCGCTTGCCTGAACTCCTCGTACTCGTCTTTCCATCGGTGGAACGAAGCGGGCGAAATGCCGACCTGCTGGCAAATCTCCGCAATGGTGTAAGTATCGGACTTGATTAGCCCGACAATCTGCTCAATGGTCTTCTTAGAGTACTTCGCCATAACCAACCCCCTTTTATGGGTGCTTTTATCTCAATTATCTAACCTCGCTACTCCTTTATCTCGCACTTGAAGCCCCTCCCCTCCAGCTCATTGAGTAACATTGAGAGCTTCGTGAGGTCTTTGCTTGATACAATCAAGCGGGCTTCTTCATCTTCCTTTGGGGCTTCTTCTTCCTCCTCCTCTTCTATCTCGGACAAGGTAACTCCCCAATCTTCGGGGTCAAATTGGAAGCCCTCGGCACACAGCTTGATTTGCTCCTCAGCCCACGCAAGGTTGGCTTTGCTCGTGGCGTTGTCTGCAAGAGCCAGCTCGCGCCCAACTTGGCTGTCAAGGTCTACATCATTGCGCTTGACGGCAACAAGCGTATGCCCGTCAGTCTCCACAATGACGACCTTCTCAAATCCAAGCTCACCTGCCTTCTCGGTGGTCTTGTTGCCAGCAATTATGCGGTTGTTTTTATCCAGCAGGATAGAGCGCCCAAGCCCGAACTTGCGCAAGCTCTCATCCATAAGATGCTCCCCGTACTGCGTCCCCTTGTTGAAGTTGTGGTTGTCGGGGATTAGCTGCTCAATGCTTGTTTCAATGATTCGTGGCATAGCGCACTATTGAGTGATGATGTACCACAGCTTGGCAGCCAAAGAATATGCGAGAGAGCCAAGGACGCAACCGATGATAGTAGCCACCAGGGAATACACCATCTTGCCCGAAAATCTATACTCGTCGTATGGGTGTCTATCGACATGTGCAAGCATTCGCACAACGCCCCTGGCGCGCTCTACCGTGTAGACTGCAAAAGACCTTACACGTGAGAGAGATGAAGCCCCCTTGAATACATTTTTGCCTGATAAGAAGACAGGGGGTTGGGTGCTACCTGAAGCAACACCCAACCACACCTTTCCCCCAAACACAAGCGAAATCCGCTCACTCAAAGATGGCATCCAGCAAGATACACACTGCATGCCGTCACTCCACACGGGAAGCGAGGAACACTCATCATCGGTCATATCGGCTGACCGTTGCAGCACCTTCGTCGACTGCTTGAAATCTATTGGCTTCATAACTAAGAAAAGCGCTTGTATCTTGCATCATACAAAGATACTATTTATATCACTATAAAACACGCTTTTCCATAGAAAGTTAGCCTTTATTTATGCACCCAACACTCACACGAATTGGAAGCCCTGCGAAGTTCCAAGCGAGAAGAGCTGCGTCACGCTCATCTTGGTTGCTTCGCTTGTTGAAGCCCGTGAAGTAGGCAAGCTCCTGGCGCGTTATCTTGCCGTCAGCGCCTTGCCAACACTTGCGAAGAGGAACGTGTGCAAACGTTTCCACGCCCATGTGGTTACACATCTCAATAAGCTTGCACCCCGTCTCGTGATTGCGCCCAACATCATAGCCCTTGGATGCTGACCTCGCTCTTCGCTCTGTCTTGGTTATGTGCCAATTGCCCTTTATCATCCAAGCGGCTTCCACGACAACGATAAGCGACCGCCCCGATGCGTCACAACGCTCTTTCTGCTCACGGATATAGTCCACGGCGAGAGGGAATGCCAGCCTTGTTGCGTCAAGCTCCTTGGAGGATGGGTATAAAATAGCAACGCCCGAATGCTCAACATCCGGGTCAATTGCTATAATCACATCATACTTCTTCATTCTTAAAAGGGTAGGTCATCGCCGACTTGTGGCACAGGCGCAGGCGTTGGCTGTGGTGGAGCTGAATCGCCCTTTGCTGGTGCTGCTGGCGTTGCCCGCTGTGGGCTTACATCTGCCTTGCCACCACACAACTGCACCTCCGATGCGTTCACGTTGATTGATACCTGCTGCACTCCTTGCTTGTCGGCGTATATCTTAGCGCGAAGATTGCCACGCACAAAGACCTTAGCACCCTTTTTGAGGTACGCAAACAGCCCTCCGCCTTCGCCGTACCACAGGACATTGACCCACGTAGTGACATCGGCGCGGTTGCCCTGGTCGTCCTTGGCGTACTCCGTGGTTGCAACACTAAGTGCCACGTACTTCTTACCTCCAAACTCCTTGATTTCGGCATCGTTTCCGAGATTGCCGATTAACTCTGCTTTTAACATTTCTCTCTATCGTTTAAGGTCTACATAATAGTTCATTTGTCCCCACCCTCCGTTAGCTCTGATACGGCTCACTTCCAGGTGTCCGAACTCATCCATAAGGTCATCATCAACCTCTGTGATTTCACCATCCGAGTAGTTCGCGATGTCGTACGTCTTGTGCGCTCTCGTTGCCCTGATGATGCCCGATTCGTTGCGCTTCATCCCGACAATCCAATCAACTGCACCCTCAAGGGTCAGCCCGTCAGGAATGTCCACAGCTTGTAGCCAGCAAGTGGCGTCACCAAGCATCTGCGTTGTCTGCTCTAATGTCATACACTCTTTGCTTTCTTCGTTTCATCTGCTTTTACGTAGCCACGGCGAATCCACTCCGACATATCCCAAAATTCGCGGTAATCCGAGTTGTTGAAGCCGTTTGTCTTTGGCTCTCTGCTCCCACTCTTAATCATCTGATAGCGGGCATCACGCTTCATCTTGGCTCGCAATGATTCAGCGTTGATTTTGGCGGCTCTTCTCGCTGCGTCACCGACCCTTTCATCACGCTTTATCTTGCTTCGTATCGATTCTTCGTTCATGTCGCAACCGCACTCTGAGATATACATGCGTATTGCCGCTACCATCCCGACGCCCTCGCTTTGTATTATTTCAAAGACCCTGTCGACGGCATCATTGGGGATTACGTTCTTCCCTCCGAGCTTTGCAAGGTGGGCTTTGTACTCCTTCATGTGCGCCACGGCTTTGTATATCTGCTCTTCCGTGAACGCTGGATAATCGCCGGCAACCGCTTTGACCGCCGTCATGATGGGGAGACCATCATTGATGAAGGCGCTCAAGACCTCTTCGCGCGCGGCTGCCGGCACTCGTTCCTTCGCCATGGTTAGTAGCGTCTGTTATGGAGAGCAGGGCGAGATTCGTTGTACTTCATCTTCTCCTCAATGTAAAACCACAGGTCTATGCCCATAGCTGCTGCCCAGCCAAAGCAGTAGTCCATTGCGAAGAGGATGCGACGCTCAATGCGGATGTCGTTACGCACAAGACCATTGACAAGACCCAGCGCGTTCTCCGTGACCTCAAATTTGGCGAAGTCACGAATGTAGTTGCAGGGATTGAGCTTGTTGAAGTCTACACCCAGCGAGCCTGCGAGGTCAGCAAGGCGAATGACAACGTCTGCAAGCTCAACAGGCACCGTGCCTTCAAGGAACATTTCAAACGTTTCCTCCCACTTGTCGGTTGCCCCCCTGGTGGGTGTTTTTGGATTGATGATGTCCTTGTAGAGAAGCTCGTTTGCCTTGCTGAGGGTCTTTCCCTTTCTGTCAGCCTGCACAAGCTCACAAATCTCAGTCTGAATGAGCATCACATAATGCTCTGTGCTTCTTCTCACGTTCCAAAAGCCATTATTCACGGCGTTTTGGTGCGCTCTAAATGATAGTTCGTTTCTTGTTATAAGTGTTAAGTATTTGCGTTTTCTTTAACCTATTCTCTTGACGTGTTAAGCAAATGGGCTTTTGCTTTACCTTTTACTGCACAGATGTATCGCTGCGAACACCAAAAAGGCAATACAGATGATAATCGCCCAAATGCAGATGTCTTGTATCTGCTCCTCCCTTTGGAGCTGGTCTAAAATGAAGTCTTCCATTGTTAGTCCTTAATGCCGAGTATATCGCACACCCTGTCCAGCAAATCAGCCGACGCCACCGCTTGTCTATCCTGCATGGATGGCAGCGCGTCGCGCCACTCTTGGATTATCTCGCTCTGCTCCAGCCCACGCCAATACACCCTCATTGAGAGCCTTGACGATGGGTACACAACATTATGCTCCTCTATGTTATACTCAATTTTGATGCTCCCAAATGAGCAGCGGGCTTTGAGGTATATGCCCCTCATGTTTGGCATGGCTTTATCCTCCCACTTCAGCGGGCATTTAGCCAGCTGCGCTTTTACTTCTTCGCGTGTCATTTCTTGTTGTTTATGAACATACTACGTACTTTCTCCACTTGGTATATTCGGGCTTCAACTTTAGCG